ATACCAATCGGCCTTCATAGAAACAAATACTGACGGGATATCCGCGAGTAGCGGACCATACATCCTCTTTGCGTGGGGTGCCTGTCTGCGTCTTGGTAAACTCAATCTCGTGATCAGCAGAGCCTTCGGTTACATAGGCAGAGAACAATTCAAATGCCTTTGTAGACTCGCCTGATATGGTGATTGTGTACTCTCGGGTTCCTGTTCTTGCTACGGCTACGCCCGTCTCACCAAAGACCGGCATCTCTTGCAGGTTCTTTTGGATGTTAAATACAGTTGAGGCTTGCTCATCAGCAGTCGAATCACCGGCATAGCTAATGGACTTGGAAAGAACACCCTCAATGTCTACCTCGAAACGGTCTCCGCGCTTCCATTGACCACTGCCGCTATGACCTAGCGTCATAACTTGTATCTCATCAACAGGCGTTGGGCTTAGTGCGTCGTCAAAATCGTACTGAGGGACGTTCAAGAATGGGATGTTATCAAGTACCCAATCACTATCAGTGCCAAGATTCACTAATCGCATCGGCTCAAAGTTGCCAACGACCAGCATTACGTTCTCGACTTGTGCCGTACGAACAGTTGATACGTCAACACCACCGCTGTAAGTGGGCCTGATATCCGCGACCCTAGTGGTCTGAATGTTTAACCCTACAAGTTGAGAGCGGAAGATTGCGATATTGTCCCGTGTGAACTCCACAAGGTAATGACGATCATCCTCAACGCTGAAGTCTTCCAGCTTGGCATCACTGTCAACGCCGGTTTCTTGCATCAATATAAATGCCGCCGCCGTAATCGTTGCCGCCCCTAGATCGGTCGTGCCAACACGCACCAAACGCCAATAGCGAGCGTATACGCCTACCTTAATGCGGAAGTCTTGAGGGCTTGTGCCGATCAATGGAACGTCACCGGCATCGGTGTATGTCACATCGTCAGCGGAATACTGCACCTTAAATTCTGTTGAAGTGCCGGTTGACAAGCTAATGCGTCGGATATCGACAAACTCAGTCTCAGCAACATTGGTTGCACCGCGATCCGCCTTGATCACAACGTAATCGTTGGTCGTGCCAATCGCTACTGTGGTCGATGTCGTGGTTGTATCGGATACGCCTTCAAGGATGGATGGGTTGCCACCGTTCGGCATACTGCCGGTGTAAGCCCAGTTGACCAGATTGCGTGTGGTCTGAGCAATAAACTCAGTACCCGGACGGCGCTTCATCCCGCCTTGTGGAACGATCACGACGTTCTCAGCAGTCTCGACAGCCTGATAATACTGATTGATATCAATGCGGCCCTTGAGTAGCGGAGATAACTCGCCACTTACAAAGCTAGACTGAATAAATCGAGTCTTAGCCATTAGAACCTCACATTAGTGAATGGGTTGCTTCTTACTTGTTGCGTAGGATATTGCTGAGAGTCCGTGAATCGCGCCATACGGGACGCATTTACATAGGCCGCCGCCATCTCACCCCTAGCTGAAGAACTGTCTCTAATGCTTGCGGCGAAGTCCATAGCCAGTGCGTACTCAATCATCTTAGAAAAGTAAACAGGCCATTCGTCTTCGGGCGTGTTGGCAATGTAGTCAGCAAATAAAGCAGTGTCTGAATTGCTGTATACCTTGTCACCGTATATCTGATAGTTGGAATCCGGTGAGACAGTAATAAGAAACAGTAAGTCAGTCGGCAACTGGTAGATTGTTGCCCATTGATTGGGGTTCACAGGCACGTCTGTCAAGCGGGACATCTGCTCTTGCCTACGAGCAAAGCCCCAACGATGCTTAGTCAGCTCGTTTTGGACAATGTTGTCGTATAAGTTGTTCGCGACAGTCTCGCGCCGTGATCCACCAGTAAGTGAATTAATCGGAGTATCACCAATTAGAATCAGTGCATTGCTAATTAAGTCGATCTTGCTCGCCATAATCCACCCAGAAATAGAATGGCCCCCGAAGGGGCCGAGTAAGACTTATGCAGTCTTGTCGTACTGAACCTTAACCAAACCACCTTCGTCGCGAACGACAGAGCCAGCCTTCAGCATACCGTTGGTAAGCCAAGAGGTCTTCTCAGGAACGTAGTTGATCTCAGTCTTCATATCGATACCGATAGCAAGACCGACAGATGGACGCTGGAAGAACCAAGAGTCAACGACGTTAGCCGCTTCAGTCAGTCCGCCTTCCGTGCGAGTCTCAAGGATGATGAACTGGAAGCCAACAAGAGAGTTGATCTCACCAGATACAAGAGCCTTGACTGCTTGGTAGTCAGAAGAAGTCGCCTTCTCATCAGCCAAGAGTCCACCCAAGCCACCAGCTTCGATTACAGCGAAAAGCTCAGTGTTAGGTACGCCCTGATCACGTAGCTCAACCTGTGCCTGATTTACCTTGGCAATGGTCAAGTTAGTGCCACCAGCGGCAACAGCAGTTGTCAGTGGTGTAGACGCGTCCATAGCATCGATGACAAGTTGGTCACAACGACGACCCAAGGCGCCGGCGATTGTAGATGCCAGCTCTTGCTTCTCGTCAAAGTTTACGTCTTGTGCGTCAAAGATGTCTGTGAACTCAGGAGCGTTCCAGTTAGCGAGAGTCGCAGTCTTGAACTCGTGTCCAACACCCATTGCAACTACATCGGCAGAACTTGCCTTCTGATTTGCAAGACCTTTGCCCATACGACGGAATTTGTAGGTATCACCTACGACGTTGTTTCGGAGTGTGACAGCGTTCTTGAGCAGGCCCATGTTTGCGTAGGCGTGCTTCACCATGCTGTCAAATTCAGTTACCGCTACTGCGGAGAGATTAATTGACATGATTCAGTCTCCTCTATGTCAAATGTATAAAATGATTAAGAGATTTTGGACTGAGTACCCGATAGCCGGTCAGTCGTTCAACCTAAAACTACCGGGCCTTGTGAAAGGGGTATCCGATCTCGCTATGATACCACAGACTGTGTATTAACCAACAACACGTACGTTGGGCTTATCACCGCCAAACTCTTTCATCATGCGCTGAATCTTGGCTTCGTGATTAGGATCGACAGACCGAAGGTACTGACCGTTATCAGACTTCTTGTACATCTCTGCTTCGATGTCTTCCCACGTAAGACCACCTGGCTCAATGTAGCCATCAATCGGCAACTTAGCAGGGGCCGTGGATTTAACGAGAGCTTCGATTAGCTCGACAGCTTCAGCACTGTTCACGGCATAACGTAACCGCTCGTATGTATCGCCATCGAGATTGTTCTTCATGTACTGCTCGACAACCTTGACACGCTCCACGCCGTTATCACCTAGCTTCTGAAGCTCGACTTCCATTGACACTTCTTCAGCCGCTTGATCTTGTGCAGACAGCAATTCCCATGCGTCGTTCATTGCAGACTGCGACATATTGGTCTTCTCACCAAACGACACTAGCTCTTGCCATAACGCATCGTCTGACTCGACACCTTCAACGACGGAGTAACCGTCTTTAGGTGCGCCAGTGAATCCGCCAAACTTCTTCTCTAGCTCGGTGTATGCCTTGGCTTGCTCTGCTACTGACTTGTATTTGTCGGCTTTGTACCACTCGGGTTGATCGCCAACGCCCTTGATCCCATCACTCAAAAAGAATTCGCCTTCCCCTAATGTGGGTTCTGCGGCGTCTACTAATGATTGCAGGGTGTCGTTACTTTCTACGGCCTGTTCTTCCATGATTATCTCCAAGGATATTGAATTACTGCTCGTTTAACATTTACGGGTTGGTGTCTTAGCAGGATAGATTCCACCCTGCGCTTGCCATTGATCACAGCAAGATCGTTTACGTCGATCCAATCAACGTGTTGTCCGTCTTTGTAGCACCTGAAAGCACGGAACTTGTGCAGGTACTCGAACTTCTCAAAGCCATACCGCTCATTCAGACAGTCAAGCCAGTCAAGATCGCATCCAATCTTGGCGAGGTGTTCAGTGTTATCGCACACAACCTCGTACTTGGGCTTCGCTTTGCGCGTCCGCTTCTTGGGTTCTTCCGTCATAGTCTCTCCGTCTGCTGTATGTAGTGGATAATCATACGGATAACACCCGCTTCGCCATTGTGATACGCCGCTTCATACGCAACGTTCTGGCTAGATAGGGCGGTAGAGTTATCGAATAGAAAGCGACGCGTCAGATCCTCCAAGACCTTCTGCCCGTCTTCAGTATTGAAGCATCGGGCATAGGCTTTGGTGAGTTCTGTTATCTGTTCTTGTGCTTTGGCTTTCTGTCTCTTGGCATCTGGGCTTGCGCCCTCAATTGTTTCCCAAGTCATTCAGCTTCCATTTGTTGTGGTTGTTGTTGTTGCATCTGAGCTTGTGCGCCAGCTTGGATGATCTGCTGTTTCTCGACCTCAGACCGTACCAATTCAGAGGGCATACCCGTCTTGGTCGCCGCCCATGTACCGAAGTCCTCAGTCTTATAGGCCATCAATACCTGTTCGGGGCCAGACGTACCCAATACGAACTGCACGGCCTGTTGGACAGCTAATAAGTCTTCGCCGTCTTGCGCTCGTGCTAGTGGAGAAGTGAACTTAACCTTTACGTCACGCCCTTCAAGCTCGATAGGGACGATCAATCCGCGTCGAGTCAGTATAGCGACGACACGCTTGAGTATTGGTATGAGTACCTCGGTCTGAAGTCGCCCAAATGCCGACCCGATCCGCTTTGCAAGCTCTCTGGATTCAATAGCAACTTCAGTGGCGCTACGAACAGGACCAGCAGGATCACGCAGGTCGTTGAACATTGCCAACTTGATAGCGTTCTGAAGCTCGACGATTTCAAATTGCGCGAGAGCAAGGTTCGATCCTGTATCGAGGCGCTGAATAGAAGGGTTGTTGGTGTTGTTTGATCCGACTGGAATCACGACACCCGGTGCGATCACCATATTGTACGGGTTCGTAACACCGTCGTCAGTAGCCGTATACATTCCCGCAAGGTCAATAGCGGCTTTCTGCAAGACAAACTCTTTAGCCTTGTTCAGTGAGCGTACATCGGGCAATGCTTGCATCGCTGGACCGCGACCACGTATCTCACCGGCTACCTTAGTGTATCGACCAGTAACCCAAGGGCTTGATTCACCAAAGTCCTCAGTCCATGAGAAAGACTTTTCGTTGTTAACCCACAAGCATCCATAGTATCGCTTACTCTTAGGGTCAAAGATCACGCCTTCAGATACACGTACTTCAGTATTCGGGCTGTTCTCGATCATGTTGCGTACATTCTGTGAGGCTTCAAAGCCCTGCCACATACGCTCTAGCAAACGAGCCTTGACCTCAAACCGTCGCCAGTGTGTCTCGACCGTTCCGTATGGACCCTCTTCAAACGCAATGCCCTTCTGAGGGATTGTATGAAAGCAAATAGGACTAGTCTCATCGTCTGTCTCTTCGATCTTCATGGTTGCCGTACCCACGAGAAGATCAAGCGCCGCTTCATAGAACTGCGTGTGGAAGTTAGAGCGATTAAGGTAGTCAAAGACAAGCTCACACTGCTGATCTAGGTTAGCCCGCACATCCTCTTCGGATACATCGAACTGACCTGACTCAAGCAACCGGATGATCTCATCTGTTGGCTGGAAGGTAGCCCAGCGTGACCAGATCGGAGCAATGTTTTCCTGTAGCTTGCTCGCCCCCTGCTGGATAGCCGTCAACGCAGTCGAGTCAAAGATGCGATCCATCTTCTTCTGCCCGGTGTTCTCGGTATCAAACAGGTTTCGTTGCGGTAGAAAGTATTCGTACACGTCTTGCAACTGGTCATGCCACATTGCTTGAGTGTTAAATGCTTTGGATTCGCGTTCCTTTATGTCTTGGATCGAGCCAAGATGCGGGGGCAAGCTCATAGTGCTACCTATTTAAGTTGTGCTTGTGTGCCAGAGTACGGACCAGAGCGCATGCCGCCACCAGCTCCGCCACGAGTAGCTCCGCCCATACCGCCCATGCCTAACATGGTACGAGCTGGAGAGCCTCCTGCACGGCCTCCTGCGGCCTCTGCACGGCTACTTGGTACACCGCCCAAAAGAGACTTAATTCCTAGCTTACCGCGACTTGCGGCCCTGAGACGCTGTTCTTGCTCTTCGATCTCTTTGTCTAACGCTACTTGTTGACGACGCTCGACAGCGATTGCTTGTGCTGTGGGCTTAGGTGCTTTCGGTGATTTCATTTCATCCCATCCTTAACGAGTCACGGGTGGTCTTTTCCCCGTTACGTGTGAAGTCTTTACCGTCATAACCGATGACGTCTTGAGGTGCCTGCTGTTTCTTGCTCTTACCGCCACCGCTTCCAGCAAGACCAGTTAGAAGGCTTCCGCCTCTGCGAACCCGGTCAATCTTCTTGAAGCCTTTGCGGTGTATCCTGTCGATACCGCGCAAGCTTTGTCGAAACTTACCTGCCATCCTGTTTCTCCAAATACCGATACAGTTGATAAGGCGTCCAGATAAACGGCTTGTTTATACCTAACACCTGCTTCGTATACCCAACGCACGTATTCAACATAAACAGACCACGCTTGGGCCTATGAA